GGCAAGGACACAAAAATACGGAATTAAATTCCCCATTACAGTTAAAAGTGAAGAAAAGACATTCTTTGACTTGGATAATACTGCTGGTGAGGGAATAAAATCACAGATAATGCATCTTATCTTCACACCAATTGGGCAAAGGATAAGAAGGCCTCTTTTCGGGTCTAAACTTATACAATTTATATTCTCACCAAACGATGGTGAAAGCTGGGGTGATGTTGTATCTGAAATTAAGGATATGGTTAAAAGAAATATTCCAAATTGCAACATTGATGATATAAATGTCTATGAGGTAAATGAAGGTTTGGGGCTTGTTGTAAGTATAAAATACAGTGTTACGGAAAACGGTGGCACAACGCAATATCAAATAATGACAAATATATAATTTTATATTAGATAAATGGCAGAAAACAGAATACAATATTCAGCAAGAAATTATGATGATTTTAGAAAATCCATTATAGATATTTCAAAAAAATACTATCCAGACATTTCTAATAGTTGGGATGATGCGTCTATTGGAAGTTGGCTGACAGACGTTTTCGCTGATGTGGCCGATGCCATCAATTATCATATTGACAGAACATATCAGGAAACATCAGTTAATGCAGCCGGCCAGAGGAAGTCATTACTTAATATTGCAAGGAATAATGGTGTAAAGGTTCCGGGTAAGAAAGCTGCTATTGTTGAGGTAGAGTTATCATGTGAGTTACCTTTATATACACAGGGTAACACATCTAATGGTGACTTGAGTCAAGCAGATGAGAATTATGCACCTTATATTAAGAGGGGTACATTATTTTCAACCGGTCTTGTAACGTTTGAATTAATTCATGATGTTGATTTCACACAGCAGTTTGATGAGGATGGTATTTCAAACAGACAGATAATTCCAAATCATGATTCGAATGGTAATATTGTAAGTTATACATATAAGAAGTTAGGAATTGCAGTTGCCGGCCAGAGCAAGGTATTCAAGCAGATTATTACGAATAAAGACATAAAACCATTTATGAGTATATTGCTACAAGATAGCGACATACTTGGTGTTGAGAGTATCATTGTAAAGAAAGGTACAGATTTATCAACTAATCCGGCAATTACTGATTATAGTGTTGATGAGGAAACATTTACAAGAACGAAAAACGGTAATGAAGAAACAATTAACCGTTATTTTGAAGTCGATAACCTTGTTGACCAATACAGATTTGGATATGAAATCGAAGAGGTTACAGATGATGATGGTAACACTATTAGATACAATCCTGTTTGGGAAAAAGAAACAACTGAATATGTAATTGCCAAAATTGGTAACGAATATAAAGAAGTTAAACTTGATAATCCTATTGTAATCAGACAAATAGCCAAGGGTAAATGGAAACGTCTTAAGAACAAGTTTGTTACTGAATTTACTGACAATGGTTCATTGAAAATCACATTTGGCGCTGGCTTAAAGAACCAATATGGTACTATTCCAACAGAAGCCAAGCAATTTACTCAATATATTATGTCACGTATGGCAGCTAATGACTATATGGGTGTATTACCTGAAACGGATACAACTATGTATATTCTTTATAGAGTTGGTGGTGGTGAACAGAGTAACATTGCAAAGGATACACTTACAAATATCACCAATTTGAGCATGACAATTGAAGGAAACTGTGATGATGGTGATGATGCAAGAAAGAAGAGGGACGTACAGAATTCATTGTCTGTAACGAATACAACTCCGTCTTATGGTGGTAAGGATGAACCGTCTGATGAGGAATTAAGACAACTTATCAAGTATAATGCCGGTGCTAAGAACAGATGCGTTACATTGCATGACTATGAAGCAAGGATTATTGAACTTCCTGCTAAGTATGGAACACCATTCAGATGCGGTGTTGTTGAAGAGAACAACAAAGTAGTTATTTATACACTTGGTTTAGATGCTGAGGGTCATCTTGAAAGCAAATTATCAGAATATGTTGCTAAGAACATCAAGGAATATCTTTCAATGTACAAGATGATTAATGATTTTGTTGAGATACGTTCCGGAAAGATTATTAATGTGGCTTTTGAGATTGACATCTATATTGAAAAGTCATATGATAAGGCCGATGTAACCAAGAAGGTCATTGAAATGGTTCAAAACTATATGGATGTGCGTGCCCATTTAATGGGTCAGGAAATTTTCCTTGGCGATTTGGAGAAAGAAATCTCAAAGATGGATGGTGTTAAGAATCTTATTGAGTTAAGGGTATATAATAAAGTTGGCAAAGGGTATTCAGATGATGCAACAACTCAGCAACTTATTGATGCCAATGACTGTTGTTACAGTGAATATTCAGAAGGTGACGGTAATTATGACAACAGAATTGACTTGAAAGCAAGCGATAAAATACTGTTTACAGATGCCAATAGTATGATTGAGGTTAAATATCCGAATAAAGATATTGTAGTTAATGTTCGTCAAAGATAGCTTTTTGTGAATTAACTATATATTTATACATGACAAAAGGATTTTTT